TCCCTGGTCGCTTCGCGCAACGGCTCGTCCAGCTGGTCGGCTGCGAGGTCCACCAGTGTGTCGGAGAGTTCTTTGGCGGCGAGGTTCCATTGCAGCGCGTAGGTGCCGAGCCGGAGGGCTTCCAGTGATTTGTTGTCCCGGTCGAGTTCTTGGGCTTTCTGCACGTATGAGGCTGCTCGTTCCTGCCAGCTGTCGACTAGGGCGCCGAGACGATCAGGCCGCTCGCTCAAACCAGCGTTCCTTGCTCGGCTGGCTGCTCCGTGTACCCGCCGCACGAACACTGACTACAGCCACCCGTCGCCTGTTCTCCATAGCCGCCGGGCACATGCTCGCGCTCATAATGGCCGCACCAGCAGAGCAGCTCCTGCGCGGACGGCTCCACGACTGCGCGGCGACAGTTGGCGCAGACGTTGTTCATGTAGACGCCATCCGCACAGACAAAGCAAGGGTCAGGTACTGCGCATTCGCAGCGCTCATCTAGCTGCCATCCTTCTGCTCGGCTCGCTCGAGACGGTCGATCAGATGCGACGCCTGGCTCCGGGTCAGCCCCGAAACCGTTGCCCCGTAGTCGTCGGCGAGTTGCCGGTCGAATGTCTCCTCGTCGATCCTGCCAGCCTTGGTCAGCTTGCCGCGCAGCACGTAGATCTTCTTCCTCTGCGCTTCGGATAAAGGGTCGCTGTCCTCTTTGAGGCTCGGCGGGGCGAATGGCGAGTCGATGGGCATTTCTTCGGCCGGGGTTGGGTCGAAGCCGGCGAGGCTGATAACGAAGCCCAGTGGCTGGCGGAGAGCTTTCGACTGGGCGCGTGTCTGCGCCATCGACCGGATGGCGTAGTCGTCGCGGTTTCGCCAGTTCGCTTCGCTTCGCAGGCACTGGGCTTCGGCGGCGCCGACTGTGCGGCCATCAAGTGTGCGGGCTTCGTAGCGGGCTTCCCATCCATCCTCGACACGGCGCGACCAGACGCAGTGCGCGTAGACGCCTAGGAGCGACCCGAGGAGTGTCCAGCCTTCGACGCGAACGTGGTCGGATTGGCCGATGCGGACGACGTGGCGTTGCCGTACGGGTTCGGCGAGGACTTGGGCGGTTTCTTGCATTTGTTGCATTCGTTCGGCTGGTGTGCCGGTGAAGAGAACGATCTCAGCATTGGGTTCGATGGTGGCTAGTTCCATAGTTCCTCCAAAATCTGGGGGGCGGCGGCCGCGGTTGCCGAGACCGTGTCGGCCGCCGCCTTTGGGAGGGAGGTGGTCGCGGAATCCTTCATTCGCTCTCCGGTTCAAAGGCGATCTCGAAGTATGCAGCGCCATTAGTGGTCCAGAATGCCCCGATGAACGTGCCCGAATGGTTGTCGGTAAGTGCGCCGTCGTCGTCGTAGAGACCCCACCGGCCGAGTTGGCCGATGAGCCATTCCAGATCGCGGACAGGAAAGAACCCCAGAGTGACTCCCGCCTCTGCTTGCACATGACGGAGTCGGACTTCGACGGTTCCCTCAGCAGTTGATCGGATGGGTCTGGTTAGAAGTTCGGTCACGATGCCTCCTGTTCCTCGACGACAACCTCGCTAGCCGCCGCCTGATCCCACTGGTCGACCAGCTCGCGGATTTCCCAGCGGATCTCCGAGCCGATCCCGTACCCGAGCGCGGTTCGTTTCTCGACCTGGGCCAATAAGTCGCGGGTGCGGCGGCTGACCGGGATCGTGCGGTAAGCCTCGGTCATAGTCCTACCGGAATCCCGTGCTTGGTCCGAAACTCAGCGAGCGCCTGTGTGCCGTCGGGCGTGATCGTGAACATGCTGCTCGCTCGGTCGTGCCCTGATCCGGGGACGATGCGGAGGTAGCCCTTCCGAGTAAGCGACGTGGCGGGAGGCCGATATCTCCAACGTGGCTTCCCGTCCTCATAGCTGCGCAGCTCCTCGTACTGTTGTTCGGTCAATTGCCTCATCGCGGTGTCGCTGCCAAAACGACCCCCGCAGCCAACCCAACAAACAGCAGCCACAACAACACGATCATTCGCCCGCCTCCTTGTCCGACCCGGTGACCTCCAGCTTGATCTGCCGACGGGTTTCCACACTCGCCGTGTATGCCGTCCACGAACGCTCAGGTACGGCCACGTAAACCCCTCCCCGATCGCCCGCGTAACTGCGGACTGCGGCTTCAGCCGAGTGAGCATCAATAGCGGCAAGGTCCTTCCAAAGACCGCCTTCGCTTCGTTCAAGGACGACATATCTCGTAGTCACGCCGCTTGCTCCTTCCGTCGCCGAACCGACCGCATCCAACGTCCCTCGATCTCCTCAAGATCCGCATGGAGCACACATGCCGTCTGCTGCGTCAGCCGTCCGCAGTACGGACAGGGGTGCCATGCCGACGCAGCGGCCTCCTCATAGAGGCCCTCCCAGAAGTCACGTTCGATCTCCATCTCGCGTAGCCGGCCGCGCAAATGGCGGACCTGGCGTTGCAGCCGGCGAACCTCGAGCGCGGCTGTTGAGGCGCGGAATTCGGCCAAGGCAGTGACGCTCACGCGACCTCCAGCATCAACTGGTCTTCGCTGGCTGAGGCCGCCGAGGCGACCGCTCCCGGTCCTTGATCCCTGCGATGCGCCAACGGCGCCGTTCCTACGGGATGTGAAGCTGCGGCCGGATACTCAGCGGCCTCAGCCAACGAAGACTCGCTCTCGGAGGGGGAGCGGGACGCCCCTTTACCCGCCGCTCCGGCGACGGAACCAACCAGTCCAGGTGCGACCCGGACGGCTGGCAGCATTGACTCCCCCTCCGGCAACGAGACGAGGCGATACAAGTACAGGTCACCGTCGCGCCACTGGTCGATCCGATAGCCCTTCCGGCGCAGATCCGACACGCGTGAATGGGCGATCACATGGAGCGCGTAGAGCTCACTGTGGCTGTGGGGCTGGCCATCGGAGAGCAGCGCGAGAACACGGGCGCAGTGCGTCATTTGAGCTTCGTCAGCTCCCTGATCGCGCGAACAAGGTTCTGTTCAGCGGAGCCGCCGAGATCGTATTTAAGTTGCTTGCTGCGCTGACGGATCTGCGCTGCCGTTGTACGCGCAAGCGCATTCCGCGCCGCTGATCGTGAGATCGATCCGTTTGATCCAGCGAGAACGATGTTCAGCGCGTCAAGAACATCCCCACGAATCGCTGCGGGATCATCCGGCCACGCTTCGCGCACGGCCATGAGCGTGAATTGCAAGCCTTCCTGGCCGGAGCGGTTGTAGATCCGCTCGATCTTGCCAAATGCTGAGATCGTTTTGCCGTCGAGCTGGTTGCCGAGCGTGAATCCAATGCTTTCTACCGTGTCGGTGATGAGGCGGACGATAGGATCGCCAGCGAAGAGCTTTCCTTCCCACTTCGCGTAGGCGGTGACTCCTTTGCGATCGACATTGACGGCGACAAAGAGGTTCGCCTCCTCTTGCGGCGTCTTCACGGCGAACCAAACCACGGGGACTTCAAGCGGCGGTTTCTCGCTTGCCATCAGGCCCGCCAAGCGCTGTTGCCCGTCGAAACAGTAGAGCATCTTGTTCTCTCTTCGAGCGCACACGAGAACGCCAAATTTCTCCCAATTCGGGGCCTTGGCGATTTTGTCGATCAAGCCCGGTACTTCGTCGCGCTGATAGCGATGATCGATCACAATCGCGCGAGGATTCACGAGCTCAAAGGTGCCACTCCACTTGTTCATCCTGACCTCCTTGCCTGAATAACCCCTGTGTTGCGAGTAATTTCTGAGCGTTGAGCGCGAAACGCCAACTCTTCTCTGATCGGCTCACTATCGGCCCAAAAACGATCCAGCGCTTTCAATCGCTTCTCAGCTTCGGCGGGATTCAGGACGGCGAACTTCTGGGAATTCCAGGAGCCGATGTAGCGCTGAAGTCCCTTGATTACTTCCCAGAACTTGTCGCCTTTGCCGAAATGCGGGCCATGTTTCGTAGCCCCCAAACCGCCGCCGCGCGATAAGCCGGCTTTGGTCAAGGCTGCGTTTACTGTCAGCTTTCCCTGCTTGATCTCCTCAAAGAGTTCGGGCGATTTTTCCTTGACAGCCTTGGCTCGACTCACCGTCGCTCCGCCAACCCCGAATTGCGTTCCCGCCACATCGACTGCGCGACCCTGGCGACCCTGGTATCCATTGATCTTAGGGTCGGGGGTCTTTCCGGCGACCATTCGCTCTTTTGCCTCGGCTTTTAGCATCGGCAAAGCATCCACGGCGATCGCAGCCTTCTGCGCCGGTGTCAGATTCCGGCGGTAGAGGTTGTGCGAGATCACGAAGGTGATCGGCGAACTACCGTTGCCGTCCCATTCAACAAACCTCGGTGCAACATCGGCTTGCTCGCAGGCGGCAAGACGATTGCGCCCGTCAAGAACTTGGCCTTCGTAAAGCGTGATCGGTTCCAAAAGGCCGTGCTCGCGAATATCCTCAACAAGCTCGTCCAGCTCTTCGGTGGTCATCATCGGGAAGAGTTCGGTAGCGGGATGAGCGTTCACGCCCGCTCCCCATTCGCGACGCCCTTGCGGATACGCCGCCGCTCGGCTTCCAAGATTCGACGCACTGACTCGAAGAGGGCCGCTGCCAATTCGGCGTCCTCCTCGTCGTCGTCGCCAGAACCGTTGAGGCGCTCGCGCGAGTCCTCGCCGATCGCTTCGACCAGATGCTCAAACGATTCAGGCGAAGGATCGTTATAACCACCGATCCAGCGGGCGAGCGCCCGCCGGGCCATCTCCGGGTCTTTCGGGTTCATTCGGCGAGCGACCTCGCGGCGGCTTAGCTGCTTCCGTTGGAGTTCGGCGTCTAGTCGTGCGCCGAACTTTGAGCGAGGCGTCGTTGCCAAGGTGACACGTCTTGTATCACCGTGCTATCACCGTGTCAAGAGCGGTCGCACCTTTCCGCGGCAGGGGGTGTCACGAAAGATGTCACCGTGGCAGAGGGTGAATCTCAGGCCGAGCGGCTACGGCAGGCCATTGGAGCAAGAAAGATCCGCGCGACCGCCCGCAAGCTCTCTGAGAGGACTGGGCGGGATGTGGAGAGTCACCGCCGGCAACTTCATCGCTGGCTAGACGATGAGCCGTTTAACGATGATAGCGCCGAGCTTCTCGCCGAGGTCCTCGGGAAGCCAAAGGACCATTTCAAGGCGACCAGCCTGCTCGACGACGACGAGATGGAGTTGTTCGCGTCCGGCCTTGCCCAGATCCGCTCCGGTCTCGCTCAACTATCACGTCTACAGCAGCGGCTAGCTCGTCGATGAGACGCTCGGTTGGCTCAATGAAATCTCGCAGGGCTTGGGCGAGGGCGAGCCGCGCGTCTGCCGCGTTCCCGGTGCCGCTTGTGCCGCGTGGCTCGCTCATCGCCCATGGTTGCCGCAGGCCGCAGCGGTGAGTCGCTCGTGCTTCCATGGGTCATAGCACGATGACTACCAGCCCGCTAGGGATGTTGATGAATCTGTGGATAAAGGAGAATCGATGACAGCCGCACGTAAGACTCTGGCGATCCTGTTCGCCGCCTTCGCCGCCCTCATGCTCTGGATGACGCTGACAGTGCCGATCATTGCGGCAGCCGCCCCAGCCATCCTCCTGATCGGCTCAGCAGCAGGAGCATGGCTCGCGTGGCCGAAACACCGAGAACCACGCAGCAGCTAGAAGAAGATGACGCCGATGATCAGGCCGAGCGCGAACCCGATTGCCACAAGCGTGACGTCGCTCATGACCTAAGCCCGATCAGCCAGGTGATCGCCGCTGGCACGAATGCGATCACGATCGCCAACGGCGCCACCACGGACAGGTCGTCGACGCCGAGCATCGACACGATCAACATTGCGACCGCCATCGCCACCGGGCTCGCGGCTTCCGCGGGCCTCCGTTGAACAACATTTCCTTCCGGGTCGTGGGCTCTCATCACTCCTCCTTCAAGTTGTTCACCTGTTCGTCGCAGCGGCCCTTCAATCGTTCGACGGTTCCGGTCAGCTTGCCCCAGTTCTTTCGCTGCTCAGGTGCCCAGCGCTTGTTCTGCTTGGTAGGACGGCCAGATGGGAAGAAGGGGCGGAAGACTTCGATGTAGCTCTCGTAGGTCTGTCGACAGGACGCAACGCGGTTGGTCTGAATTTCCGCGACCAAGTCCTTGTTTTCCTTGATTCGACTGGAGCCGGTGAAAACGATCCCGATCAGCAGCGCCCCGGCAGCGAAAGAAAGAAAGATCAGAACGAAGCCGTACCAGGGTGTGTCGTGAATCACTCTCATGGTGTGCTCTGCGTGACGAGGAAGACGATGATGCCGCCGAGGATGGTCAGGATCAGCCCGGCGAAGGAGGCGATCATCCATGTCACCTGACCAGAAAGCCGGTTGAGCCGGTCAGCGAGAACGGCCACGTTCGTGGCCTCAAGTGACGTGATCCGCTTCTCATGGTTCGTCACTTGCCAAATCAGCCCATTTCTGCCCCGTTCTTCATTCGCCATAAATCACCCGGGCCGCAGAGGGCCGCATCCTCTCCTCACGGGTCGATCCTGTCGATCGTCACGCGCTTCGGCTTGTTCTTCGAGACCCCGAACTTGACGAGCTGGTTACCTGGCTCGAGGCTTCTTGGCCAGCGTTTGATCATCTCGCCCTTGTCGTTAAAGACCCTGACGTCGTAGGAGATCCGCTTCGGTTTCGGTGTCGCCACCGTGGTGGCTTTCTTATTGAAGTCCGCTGAGGTCACGTAGCGATAGATTTCGTCGCCGGGGCACTTGGTCGACATGTGGTCGCGGTGGCCGCTGAATTTCTTGATGCCCTCGGTCGCGAATGCTGCTTTGGCGATGTCGAGGAGTGCGGTGCGGCCGGCGTCGGTGAGGTCGTCGCGGTTGGCGGTGTCGTCGCCGAGGAAGCAGCAGGCGAGCGTATGGCTGTTCGCGTTGCCAGTAGCGGCGGTGCGGACGTTCCAGCCGCGGCCGACGAACACATACCCGTGCTTGCAGACGAGGAAGCTATAAGCGATGTCCTGCCAACCCTGCGTCGACATGTGATAGTTCTGAATCCCGCGGACGCGGGCGGCGCAATTAGCGTGAGCGGCCTGCTCGTCCGCGTTCGCGGCGCTGTAGTGGAAGACGAGCTCGTCCGGCGCAGGGAGCGGCGTCACCGATTTGGGGGCGCGGGCGCCCCAGGCTTGTCTACTGACTAGCTTGATACAGGGGTTTTCGGCTAGCTCAGCCGCACCCGTGACTTAGATTTTGAAGACTCCCGCTTCAAACTTGCCGTCAGAACCCGTACTCCCAGGAATGACCAAGCTTCCACCGGAGTTCTGTTGCACACCGATACGAACAATGTCTCCCGCCGACAACGGAAAAGCCATCGAGACGTTCATGTAATGCTCCGTAGCTATGGCAGCTTCCGTGTGGCGTGCATGGATGTTTCCGTTGAGCGTGACATAGATTTCCCGGAACCCGGTCGCGTTCGAGGGCCAGGCGACACTTGCCCAGATGTAGTAGTTCCCGGTGAGCCCAGTAGGAATGGTTAAGCGATCCGGGTTCCCGGCAACATGAAAACCGTCGGCATCGTAGATTTCTTGTTCGAAGAGCAGATTCGTCGGTGTGCTGTCGCCGATTACCTGGCCGTCTGCGTCGTAGACGACGGCATGGGGGCCTTGGAAGAGAAAGTTGAGGTTGTCGCGCCACTGTGCATTCGCGGTCGCGACAGGGATAAACGTCGGGGTGTAGGTGGGTGGGGTCGTCCAGACAGCCATGTCACCAGATCAGCATCACGTCGGTTCCGAGAACGGCGGTGCCGAGCGGTTTGAAGTTGGCCGCGGTCTCAAGCGTTGACACGGGAGAGAGCCGAAACGTCGTTGTCCACCGCAGCGGCGCTGCCGTGTACTCATGGCGAATCCCCTCGATGCGACAATCCAGTGTCTGCACCGATCCCTTGCCCCAGTAGCATGACTTGAAGGTGATCTTCTCGCCGATCACCCGTCCCAAAGCATGAGGCCACAGGTTGTCGTCCATCTGCGGCTGAAGCGTGATTGACTTGATCCGGTCCAAAGGCTGCTTGTAGCGGTCGACGAGGTACATGGTTCTCGCCTCGATCTCCGTCGCAGCTGCCGCCCACAGCTCTACGGTCGCAGCGGCCGGCCCATAGTCAATCCTTGAGGTCGCATCGGAAGTTTCGTAGATCGGTGACTGCTGATCGTTCGCCCGTCTCCCCGTCGCATGATTTACGAGATGCTCAACATCTTGTTCCGGATCGGACAAAACGAACGGAAGCTCTGCTCCCTGCGGCGAATCACTGAACGTCGCCTGCGAGGTTGCATAGTTGTTGAGCCGGAAATACTTGTCTTGAAACACCACGTTCCCCGATGGAGACATGAACAGAAATCCGCCCTCGGTGTCTTCGATCTCTCGAGCATGATTGAGCACATTCGACGGCGCGAACCCATAAGCCATCTGATCGACAACCCCAGGCGAGAGTTCTCTCCATCCGATCGGCCACCCTGCTTGGTCTAATAACCACGCCAGTCGTTGATCGGCCCGTTCCCTACCGCGCTCCTGATGGATGAACTGGCCAGGGTTGTTCGGATCAGAGATCAGCGCAGTTGCGAACGTTTCCTTGCCGAAGACCGCGAACGCGTCGGTGAGAGGGAGTTCGACAGTGCCCATCATCGCTTCCCACTTTTGCGGCCACGAGTTAACGAACCCGTCGAACAGGTCATAGACGATTGCGTTCCAGGTTGCTTGGAGAGAAGAGCGTTTACGGGGTTTTAGGTTGCCGTAGTTCGGCCCTGACGTATTCGTCGGGTCATAGGCACGATCACGGTTGTCCAAAGTGAGAGTTGCAGTTCCAGGCTGAAAATCATCGAGCTCCGATCCACGGCCACGCTCGACCACAAACCCCAGAAGATTGTTGGGCTCCTGCACCTGCCATGTCGGTGTGGCTAGCGGCGCGGTCGTGAACGCGATTCGGCTAGTAAGCGCAGGCAGATGAGGATTGATGGCTTCTAGAAGTTCAACGCCTCCGTAGAGGTCATCGCCATAGACGCCAGTCCCGTAGGTGGTCATTTAGTTGACGCTCCGGGCGAGTTCAAGCCAGTTCGTCCCATCCGAGACAAGCGAGATCGTGTCGTCGGCGGTCGTAACGAAGTTGCCGGCGAGCTTGAGGTTGGAGCCGTCAGTAAAGGTGAGAGCGCCGGAGAAGGCCAATGTAACTTGGCGTCCTGCGTAGGACGCGGTAACGGACGTGATCGTCGTCGTGCCCGTCACTGTCACAAAATCATGCGCGGTCGGCAATGTTATGGTCGCTGCTGATGCGACAGATGAGGAGGCGTCCGTTGTGATGTTGCGGACCTTGAATCCGGTCTGGTTCTGTCCGCCGCCGCCGAAGTCAGCGGTGTTGTTGCGAAGCTTGACGCCCTGCACAACGACGCTGGTGATCGTTGTTAGCGCATCACCGTTCCAGGCATTGACGGCCATGTTCGTGCAGTCGGTGATCGACCCGCCGCTGTAAAGAATGTTATTGGACTTCCAAAACAGAACACCGCCGCGATCTCCAGCCCCGCTGTTGCCGCATGAACTGACGTTGTTGCCCTCAGCGACGTGGTCACCCGATGTGCCACGGAAGGCAATCCCGCCACCAGTTCCGGTTCCGGTATTGCCACAGTTGACGATCGTATTCCCGGCCAACGTCACCTTTTGAACGTCCTGGGTTCCGCTTTCGTACTGGACATCGATCCCATATACAAGGCAATCGGAAATCACTTGGCCAGTAACAGAGATGTATCGGCAGGAGACGCTATTAGCGCTGTTGATACGAATACCGGCATTGACGGTGTCACGGACCGAGCCCGCTCCGATCGCGACATAGTCAGAGTTCTCGACGCGGATCCCGTTTCCGGCCGTAACACCGTCGATGACATGGCCCGAGACAGTGACCCAACGGGATTTGACCGTCGACGTGTGCAGGAAGTCGTAGTCGATGTCGATCGCATCGTCGCGGACGTTGTCGACGATAGGCGCTTCGAGTGTGACATGGTCGCAGCCATTGACCTGGACACCGTTGCCATTCGAGTCGTGGACGGTCGGAGCCTTGATATGCACGAAGTCGCAGTGTTCAAACCACAGCGACTGGCGGATCAGCCCCGTGATTCCGTACCCCTCAACTTCAACGTTGTCGATGATGAGATATGACGTATTACGAAGATGGCAACCATGGCTGCCGCTTGCATCCGCGTGGATCTTGAAATCCTTGAGGACGACACGCGTGTTCAGCGTTTTTGAGGTTGAGTAGACGCCCGGTGTCCCCATCGTGATCAAGCCGTGGCCAGTGTCGATTGAGCCCTTAATCACCGACGAGTGGCCGACGCCGATCACGGAGACATTCGACTTCAAGATCAAAGGCGTCGTCGTGACCTTGTAAGTGCCCTTCGGTAAAAACACGATGCCGCCGGCTGCCGAGTTCGCCGCATCGATCGCCGCTTGGATCGCCGCACGATCATCAGCCACCCCGTCACCGACTGCGTTGTACGTTTTCCCTTTGACGTTGAAGACAGGAAGGGTTTTGCCGGAAAAGTTGATTCCGATCTCGGCCTCAAGCTTGTTGATCGCGTCCGCATAGTTGTTGTGGTCTGCGGCGTGGGTGGCGAGCATGACGGTTGCGTCTGCCCGTGATGTGGAAAAGCTGTCGAGGCCACCCGGGTAGGAACTTGGCATTTAGCTGAATCCCGGCTGCGGCTGGTCGATGATGATCCCGTTGAAGCCGGCGACCCGAAGGACCTCACGGAGTCTGCGGGCAATCTCCCGAGGATCGCCGACGCCAACGTTCATGGTGATGTATGCGTTTCCGGCTGCTGCTCTACCGACAGGCTCGGGGCTACCCGTGAAGTTTCCGGCCAGCGTCCAGCCTGGCTTCAACCAGCGGAGCTTCCGCATCGCGTTGTCGAACAACTCGACGTGAACGTGGTCGCGATGGCCGCCGATGCGGAACCGCCCGCCGAGCGGATCATAGAACACGTCTTCAATGCCGGGACGCTGGATCGCGGCCAGTGCAAAACGGGCCATATTCGCGGCAGAGCCAGCGACGTCGATGGCCTTCGACGGATACACACCATGCTTCGACGGTCTCCCGCTTGAAGTAATCGCGCCCGGTCGGTATCCACTGGTGAGAACAAGCTCCATGTTCTGGGCAAGCGCGAGCTCGTCCCAGAGTCCAGGGTTGATGTCCATGCGCCCTCGCCCGACAGGACCTTGGCTCGGGATTGGAGTCGGCGGAGCCTTCGCCCAAGCATCCCCGACCTTGTCGCCAATCGCGCCGGGAATACCTTTAAGAATGTCCCAAATCGCACCCGGAAGCCCTTTGATTGCATCGACGATCGCGTCTTTTAGCCAAATGCCAATTTGCTTGCCCCACTCCTTGATCGCGTCCGCCCTGTCCTTGATGAACTCCCAGATGTTGTTTACGACACCCCAAACGGCAGCGCCGATCCCGACGATCGCGGCGGGTATCGCGTTCTTGATCCAGCCTCCGAGCGCTGCACCCCAGCCCTTGACAATGTCGATTCCCTCAAGAAAACGAGCCCAGATGTTGTTGACGATCTCCCAGACGAAGCCGGCTAGACCTTTCACACCATTGACAACGGCATCTTTCAGCCATCCGCCGAGGCTCAGCCCCCAGCCGACGATTGTCTGCACATTCTCTTGCCAGTTCAGCCAGATCGCTTTGACGAAATCCCAGATCCGCCCAGCGATACCCGTAATACCGGAGACAGCACCAGCTTTGATCTTGCCGCCGAGTTCTGCTGCCTTATTAAAGATGTCGATAAAGAACCCGACGATCACACCGGGGATCGCACCGATGAAGTCTCCGACCGCCTTCTTGACTTCGCCGAAGTGGGTGATCAGCCAGACGAGCGGATGCTTCTGAACGAGATCAACCATGAAGTCGATCGCTCCACCGACGATGTCTTTTATGAAGTTCCAGACCGCGTCAGCGGCGCCTTTGATCGCTTCCCAGGTGCCGATCACGATGTCACGGAACGTCTCCGACTTCTTCCACAGAACGACGAAAGCAGCGCCAAGGGCAAGCAAAGCAATAAGGATGAGACCGATCGGATTCGCTAACAACGCAGCGTTCAATAGCCACTGAACAGCAGTCCATGCGAGGACCGCGCCACGGATGATCGCCATTCCAGCCGCATACACCTTCATGGCTGCACCAGCAATGAGCAATGTCGCTATCAAACCGCCGATCACTCCTGCCAAAATCTTTGTGATAGTCGTGTGTTCGCGGAAGAACCCGACCACAGCGACCAATTTCGGGACGAGGTTGCCGACAATATCGCCAGCAAGATTGTTGAACGTCTCGCGGAGGATTCGCAACTGGCCAGGCAAGGTTTTCCCTGCCGCTTCTGCTGATCCGCCGAACTCGGTGCGGAGCTCGCCGAGGATCATCTTCTGCGCTTGCATCGTCTTCCCGCTCTCAACCAGTGACTTGATCTGATCTTGCTGCGCTTTCGTAAACGACACGCCCACCCGCCTCAACGCCGTTAAACCACGCACGGGATCGTTTAGCGCCTTCCCGACGAGGACCGCGCTGGATTGCATGTCTTTACCCATCGCCACCGACAAATCCAAGGTGGCTTTTGTCGCCTGATTGAAAATATCTCGGCCACGACCTGTTTCATTGCGGATCTTGGTAAACGTCAGAAGCATGTTCGCCCCCGACTGGATCGCCTCGTCATCTACGCCTGACTTCTTCATCAGCGACGCAGCGAGCGAATCCACCTGCTTGGCGGTCACGTTCGCGATCCCACCCGTCGACTTCAACACTGCATTCGTTTGTGCAGCGACGAGTTGACCTTGCCGGAATTCGTCCCAGCCAATCTTCGCCGCCACCGCCAAACCTCCAGCAATGGCAGCACCAGCGATCTTTGCCGCCGTCGAGATGCCCCTACCTGCTTTCTGCATTCCTGTCTCGGAGTCACGCATGGCACGATCGAACTGGCGCGTGTTCGCAGTGAGGATCGCCTCAAGGCGGGCAACAGTTGCCATCAGCCGACCAACCTCTTTACACTCCGCCGATGGAAATCTGGGAATACAAAGCGCGAAATCTCAAAAAGGTTGCCGGGCCGCTCCTCGAGAGCGATTTCAACAAGCTCGGTCAGGAAGGCTGGGAGTTCGTCGCGATGGCTGACGGTTACGCGATCTTCAAGCGTCGCGTCCACTAGTTACGCCTCGCTTCAGCGGCCTTCTGCGCGGCGGCTTCTGCTTCATTCCACATGCCTGCTGCCGCCACCCAGAACAGCGGTAGGTGTTCTACGTCGGGGACGGGGACGTTGAGCGTTCGGGCAACGGCGAAGGCGCCGGCCCATTCTGGAGGCTCCCCGGCCTCACCGAAGAGTCGGTGTCCGGAGTAGACGACGTATCTGCGGAGACTTCCCCCTCAGCCCTCGAAGGGACCGCCGCCTCCATCATCCGCTCAAACAACGCAGACATCGCGCTGAACGACAACACGGCAATGTTGTCGGCAGTCGGCGGGAACTCTTGTCCGTCCTGCGTCACATCCCAGCCGACGATCACCTCAGCCAAGGCTTTCGGCAGCGAGAGGGTGTCGCGGTCCTCAACTCTGCGCTCGGTCTCACGCACCCACGCAGGCGTTACCTTGTTTGAGTCAAACGAGATGCGAACCGAGTCGCCGTCGCCTAGGTCGATGTCGGCGTTGACGAGCTTTTGCCGGGTGAGAGTTCCGATCTCAGGCACGATTGTCGATGTCTTCCTTGCTCAACACCACATGCCCATCCGCCGCCACAATCGGCTTGCTCGCCGACTTCCTCTCCGCAATCTTCACCTCAACCGGAGCCTCAACCTTCACAGGCTCTTTGCTCTCATCCTTATCAGCCATACGTCCTCCTGATCGAGAAGATGCAGCGACGCCGCAACGTGTTCACACCAGGCGCAAGCCAGATCACAGCGCCGAGATTTGGTTAGTCACTTGGATGTTCAGGTAACGGCCCGCACCCCAGGCACTGTCGTAAACCGAGTCGAATGTGTACGTCAGAACCTTCAGGCCTTCTTGATCATCGAACGCATTGATCGCGCTGATCTTGCCTGCGAAGTCGACGAGACAGTCATATTTGGCCGTACCTGCCCCCGCGTTCTCCGTTGATACAGCAGCAAGCCGGATGTAGCGCGTATCCCCAGCGCGAGCGTTGGTCAGATAGCCCATCCCCGTCGAATCTGCCGCAACGGTGAGTTCAATTTGAACCGTTGGCTCGAGATTCACATGCGAAGCGAATGACGCATTGGCGCTATTAATCGGCCAGACAGCGCCCCAACGGTCATTACACCTGAGCACGGCATTGAAGTCGCGAAGCAATTTCGTCCCGCCCAGACCTCCAGACGTCGCGTCTACATACACGTCAAGATGGGTAGGCAGCATCGGCTTCTCCTGGATCGATGTCGGAGAAGCAGTAAGCGTGATGTTGTCCTGGATCTGCTGCCCAATTGCCGAACCCGAAATCGCCACCCCGTCCGTCCGATTCCACGTCATCTCAAACCCGTTGAATAGAACGTAGGTCGCCTTCTGCGCTCTCGTCGCCGACCCGGACTCAACCGTGTAGGTCTTAATCGTGTCCTCGCTTCGTCCGGCCGGCGTGAACGTCCACCTACGACCTGTCGTTTCCACCGTCGCCGGGGTCGTATTCACGAGCAACGAGCAGAACGCATAGACGATCTCGCTGTAGTTACCGACCCCGGACACACCCCATTCGGTGAAGTCTTGACCCGGCGTGATCTGCGATGCGACCAACTGCCCCTGCGGCCGGAACCTATTGAAGTTAATCGTGATCCCAGGTTCCAACGTCATCGAATTCAAGAGCTTGGACGCGGAAACCGCAGTCCCCGCCGTTGTTTCAGGGCCGATCTGGGCGCCTGTAAAAATGCTCGCGACCTCAGGAATTGAGGCTCACCTCCCGTGCTTGCAACGCCTGCATGTAGAGGTTTTCGGCTAGCTACTCAGGAAATGGCCGATGCAGGCCCTAGGATGGGGCCATGAGTCGTAATCCGATGGCTGAAACCAAGATTCCGGCATTCAACTTGCGGATGCCAGCGTCGCTTCGAATACGGCTTCAGGAGGCTGCTGCGAAGAATGAGCGGAGTGTGAACGGCGAGATCGTCGTCAGGCTGCTACGGAGCTTCGAGGGCTGGAAGCAATGAGCCAACGGCAGACAGTGCCGCTGACTCCGTGCTGCGGTAAGCCGCTGGTCGAGCAGTATCTCATTACGGCGCTCTGCTCAGGTTGCACCAAGGTCTATGACCTGCGGCAATGGGAAGCGCACCGCATGACGGGGGAAATGCGGTTGAAAAGCTAAACCGCTCGCGCTCTGACTCTGTAGATTCCGCCGCAATGTAGGAACAAGTCGCCGCCTTCGATCGTCTCGTCAGTGAAAGGTTCTTCTCTGAACGAGTGAACTTCAAGGGCGGCGGTTGTTTCTTCGTGGTCGTGCAGCAGCGTGTCGAGCCTGTCGCCAATCGCCCTTACGTCGGTCCAGTCGGGCTGTCCTGAGCCTGTCCAGTGGATGATCCCGCGGACGAGGAATGTCAGGTCGGCCCAGACTCTGTGCAGATTGATGACGACAAGATCAGCAGCGTCCTGCCGGTCGATCTTGACGACCGGGAACTTGGCTGATTGCGGGGTGGAGCGGAGGAACACGCCAGAGCCGAGTAGCCCAGTAAGCGTCGCGTCTGCCTCGAGGTAGTCGACGAGATAGTCCTGCGCTGCTGCTTCCTCGTTGACGCTCATGGCACCGTCACCGCGTTCAGCCAAGCCTTCAGTTCCGGCTCGGTGCGGAACCCGAAACCGTCCGAGATCATCCGCGAGGCGAAGTCAGATCCGTCAAGCAAACGGATGTCGCCGACGGTCCGTTCGAGCGACATTTGCGCTGATCCCCATTGCGCTCCCTTTGTCAGCGCTTTCGAGTGGAGGACGACTACCGTGCCGGCCGGGGCGAGTTCTTCCGCGTGGGCTTTCGCTTCCGGCCCACCGCGTTCGTTCATCTCGGCGCACCAGAGGTTGATGATCCGGATGCCTTCGCGGTCGGTGAAGTCGCGCCAGCCTTTGTCGATGTAGCCTTCGCAGGTGTCGCCGTCCTTCCAGCGGATGATCCGCATGGGGACGGCCCAGACATAACCGGGGATCATTAGAAATGGTCGCCCTTCCCCTTAGCCTGGCGCCTTCCGGCCTTGGGATCATCGGGCGATAGAGGTAGCGGGCCCGGGAGTCGAACCCGGTTCTGAGGCTTATGAGGCCGCCGACTTACCGTCTGTCTCGCCCGCGCCGGCAACGTTACCACGCCTCGAAGACAAGGTCGCCCATCAGGAACACGTAGAGGACGGTCAGGATGCCTCCCAGGGCCGCCAGGAGCCCAATTCTGCCTTTGTGGAGCCTCGTCCAGTAGGTGGAGATGGTGAATACGTCGTCGGCTTTGTCGCGTAGGGCGGCGAGTTCGTAGAAGACGATGAGGGCGATGCCGCCGAAGAGGATGCTGAGGATGATCGCGAGGGCGAGGATGGCGCCGGTCATCGGATCCTGACCCGCCGACGCACGAACTTCTCAAACTGCTCGCCCATCTCGTCCTTGAATGTCTTTCGCATCTTGCGGTGAGCGGGGCGCATGAACGGAGTCGCGGCGATGTAGACGGTCCCGTACTCGAGGTAGCGGTAATACCACTTCTCCGAGGGGATAAACACCGCCCCCGACTGGAACCCGCGTTTCTCCTGTTGCACCACGCCAGGATCGAGATCGTGTTGTGAGCGTTCCATCCGCCGTTTCGCCTCTTGCTCGCCGTCGTCAAGGGCTTTGTCTCTGGCATGGCGAACGGTGTCCCAGGCTGCTTCCTTGACGGCCGGGAAACGGGACTCCAGCTTGATCCGGGGTTTGGGTGGCATCAGGCTGCTTTCTTGCCGAGCTGTTTCTGGAGCCGCCACCAGGCCAGCGGTTCGACTCGTTCGTAGCGTCGCTGGCTGTGTTCGCGTGCTCTCATGCAGACTTCGAGGTATTGGAACCAGGCTTCGCGTTGTTGTTCACGCGACGAGGGGGTCTTGGTAGGCACGGGCGCTGATAAGCATCAGGCGATCAATGAGTCCTGGAGTTTCCGGGCGACAGCTAATGCAGTCGGCGGAAGGGAAAGTAGTTGAGGACGGCCCGCGAACACGATTACATTCTGTCCTTCTCCTGATGGGACCGGGGATAGGTCTTGGCGGTAATGTTCAACATCGCGATCGATTACTTGGGCCACCGCATCTAGAACCGCCTTCCTCACACGCCCTGGAATCGAGGGGAATCCCCAGGTGCCCGCCACCGATACAACGTAATCGCTCCTGATCTTCATTACGTCGCGGGTGAATCTCAGCCGTCGGATCGGCTCCCAGCTTCGGCGGTTCCTGGGTAGAGAAATGATGTCCCCGGAGGCGACGGTCTCTTGGACATTCAGGTCATGATCAAGGATCTGGACCTGCGTGAATGACGTGAGGTCACCGACGTGGATGGTTCGGCCGCGGACGGCTGAGGCGTCAGCGTCGAAATAGCGGGTTTGCGGGTTTGTCCCGACGACTTTGATCTCCCGTTCAGACTCCTCCTGGAAAAGATCCGAGACATCATTGATCGTCCGCACGAGCTCAAGTTCGTCGCCGACCTCAATGTTCTGTTGTTGCAGCCAATCTTTGGTTTCTTGGAGGCCGACTAAGGCCCAGGCTTCGAGTCCGGCGTTGGCTTGGAATTCGGAGGGGAGGACTTTGTAGACGAAGTCGGGTGGGGCGGCTTCGGCGGTGCCTGTTCCTTCGGCGCGAAAGATCCAGTAGCCGGATTTGGTGAGGGAGACGCCAGGGTTGAGTTTGAAGACGCCGGCTGAGACGCGTGCGAGCGGCTGTGAGCTTGTGGTGAGTGATGCGGGACTAGACGCGGTTGTGATCGTCGACTCGACGCCGTCTGTGTCTTGTTGTTTGACGACGATCTGGGTTGGGTCCGTGGCGACTGGCGGGGTGCCGACCGTCCATGTCCATTGCGGGACGGCGCGGTCGCCGACGTTGACGGTCTCTACGTTCGCCACACGGTGGTTTTCGGCTAGTTGACCGTGTCGGAGACGGCCACGAAAGCCTCTGAGAGGCTTTCGACGGCGACGGTGGCGCCTGATGCGTCTGCTGCCTCGGCGGTGGCTGTGGAGGCGTCAGAGACGCTGAGAGAGGCTGGTACGACGAGGACGCCGGCGATCACGAGCGGCGCTGGCGCTGAGCCTGTTGCGAGAGCGGCCGATGGGAAGATGACGAACGCGAGTTGCGGCGCCTGGGTTGCTCCGGTAGCTGTGGCAGGGGCGGGAAGAATGCCGACAATCGCGATTGCTTGTGCTGCTCCTGTTGCCGTTGCTGGCGTTGTCGTTGATTGAACCTGGATCTGGGGATTCGCGGTCAGCCCGAGCGCGGTCGAGATAGGGGCGGTTATTCCGACGAGCGATGTGGGGGCTGGTGCTATCCCAAGCGCGGTGGCGGCGGAGGCTTGGACGGTTGAGCCTGAGCCGCTGATGACGGTAGGTGCGGGCGTGATTCCTTGTGCGATGGCTGGGCTGATGGGGACGACGGCGGCGAGGGTGGGTCCTGGAATGATGCCGAGTGCCGACGCGATCGAGACGGGAACGGTAACGTCGGCGGTGACGGCGGGGGCTTGACCGAATGCGGCGGCGACGCTCGCGGGTGAGGCGATGGCTGGAGTTGGGGCTGGGGCGATCCCGAGCGCAACGGCGGCCGCGGGTGTGACCGTGACCGGGCCGGCGATGACGGTGGGCGCCGGGGTGATCCCTAGGGCAGTCGCTACTCCAGTCGCGACGGTGATTGCTGGCGTCGACGCAGGGACGAGTCCGAGCGCCGCCGCCGTCGAACTCGCAACGGCCACCTGTTTCACAGGCGCTGGGCTCGAGCCGAGCCCGATCGCAGCGCTGGCAGGGACAGTCACGTCGCCTGCCGCGGGGGGGCCGATTACGACCCAGACGTATTCGCGGGCGACTGTGTCCGCATCGGTGGTTGAGACGCGAAGGTTGTTGCCGCTGAACGACAGGTCGGCTTCGGACACCAAGGTCGGCGTAACCGGCGTGTAGTAGCGGAGCCCTTTCGTGCTGTGGAACAGCGTGTGCGTGTTCATGTCGGCTGCGGAGTCATCGTCGAGGACGCCGACCATGCAATCGATTGTCCCGTCAGTCATCCCGATCAGGAACTGGTAGCCATCCGCGTCCGCAGCGCCAAGCGTGGTGCTGGCGGCAATGTTGCTGCCGAACACAAGCGCGCCCGCAGGCGCGAACCCAGCCGCATGGTCGGTATCGCCGATGGTCGTGCGGATCGTCCCGACCCCCATCGCGACTTGCAGGTCGGGGTCTTGAATGAACAGGTAGACGCCGCCCATACCGTTCGGGTTCAGGTCGGGCTTAACGATTTGGATGCCGTCGGCGGGCCAGTTCGCCTGGATGTCCAGATCGGCCTCATAGGTGGCCGCATTGTTTGATGAGCCGAGCATGAACCGCTGCTTCTGCCAACGGGCAGACGCCGCCTGGACCTGCGCGTCACGCATCGCGAAGAGCGAGCATTGCCTGATCGTGTCCGAAACGGCGACGCCCAATGGCATGTGTGCGTTCGTCAGCGACGAGTCCGAGAACCCGTTCAGCTGCGCGCCACCGTGGGTTCCGAGCACGAGGTCCGGTTGGCCCCAGCCGGCCGGGGCGGTGATCGTCTCCGGCGAGGTTGTCGTGTGCGTCTGCGAGACGACACGCGCCTTGGCGACCGAGAACGCCATGTAGATGATCTTGATTGCCGACGCCGGAGCAACCGTGAACGTGAGCGTGAACTGCTCGTTCTGCATGTCGGTCACGTCCACTTCCATCTCTGAAGTGGTGGTCGTGCCGTCTACGTTCTGTCTCAGCGTCGCGGTCGTGAAGACTCCGTTAGCGGTTTGCGAGGCGGCGGTGGCGTCGTCCTGGTGGATCAGCTGGCCGCCCTGCTGAATCGCGGCGGCGTCGCGAGAGGCGAAGCCGAACGAGAAGCGGGCATGGCCTGCCACGAAGCCATCAGCGGTGTTGTATGAGGCTGCGAGCATTAGCGCGCGTAGCGTGAACCCTGCGGGCAGCGTTTCGGTGACGGTGGCACCATCGGTGGTTGGGGCGGTGATGATCCCGACCTTGCAGCCGGGCATGGGTTAGACCCCGAAGCGTGTCTTTATTTCAGCGACCGTGTCGTAAGGGGCAGCACCCGCCTCGGCGGCTATCAAGACCTCGTGGATTTCCGGGGCGGTCACAAGGTTCTTGCTCATCCGCGTAACCAGCGTCTCCAGCTCGCCCTGCGCCGTGACATCAAGCGCAAAATGGTCGATGATCTGTTGGCTCGTGACCTTGTTCCGGCGCCGATCGGCCATCATCCCGTAGAACTCATGCACCGGAATCTTCGGTTCTTCAGTGCCGAGCAGGCGTTCGTACAGGCCCATTAGCTCAGACGGGCTGCGGGTAGAGGGTGCCGAACGCGCCTTCCATGATCGTTGCCGAATCTGCTCCTGTTATCTCTGTGGCAAAACGCAGCCTGAGCTGACCAGAGGTCGACCCGTTCTTCAATACTCCGAACACGCGCGCCACATAAACAGTGTTCGCCGCCACAACACCGGAACTCAGATGGGCATCGTCACTTGCAGTACCGGCACCGACGGAGACTGAGCCAGTGCCATCGGCACTCTGCGGTATCTCTACCCGATAGGCGATATAGGCTGGAGCAACCAGCGTCGGGCAGGACACGGCAAGCGCGATTCCCCTAATGGCATTTGAGGACTTACAGGGGACAACGAAATCGAAGCTGTATTCCATGTTCGCCTCGACGTCGAACCAGAGATCGTCCACGTCGCTGAGCGTCGCCGATGTTGTGGACTGGTCGGCGGTCTTGTGCTTCGTCTGTGCCGTCCCACCCTCGAGAGTCTCAGGCGACATCAGATGCTCCTCCTCCTGCTAGTTGCCATTAGGCAATCCACTGTACCCGGAGGCCCAGAAACTCGACTAAACTCCCCGCCGGCCCGCTTCTTTGAAGAGACACACTCTCTCTTCTCCCGACGGAAGCGGGCCATCCTTACGTCACGTCGATTTTCGCCAAACCGGTCGCGTCCCACTGGACCGTGAAGTTCGCCGCCGTCACCGACTGCGCCCCCAGGTCGTAATAGGTCATCAGCGGATCAGTCGTCGACGCCCCGGCGGTGTTCTCCCACACGACCGCATACCTGATCCCGGAAATCGTCGCGGTCGTCCAGACCGCGTCTGCCGCGTCGAACCGCCACTCGTCCGTGCCGGCATCGTAGGTGGAGGTTTTCGTGCCGAGCGTGACCCCGTTCGCGGTGTAGTTCGTGCCGGTGACTTCGTTGGTGGCGTCGTTGAAGAAATCGTCGGTGTCCTGCGCTGGCACGTAGGTCACGGTGTGCAGCGAGCACTGCATCGTCCCGGTCAACACATCCGTCTTCGTTGCGTCGAATTGGCGGTCGATGAAGAGGCCGTACCAGGGCATTAGTCTTTCGCCTCCTCGATCTTGTCGATCTTCAACTCGGCGTCGTCATAGCGGCCCTGGTCGCGCTTCCGCCGCTCAATCTCCGCTTTCACCCACGCTTCGGTCAGGGCTTTGCCGCCGAAGCGAGGATCGATGGCGAGCAACCCTGGCCGGCCGGTTTCCTTGGCTTCCTCGAGCCGGGCGAACGTCAACGGGAAGCGTTCATGGCGGCGATAGTGGGCGCGTTCAGCAAGCAGCCTTGCCTGTTCGCGGTCCTTCGCATAGAGGGACATGCGGACGCGTCCCTCTTTGCCTTTGAACCAGACGTGGAATCGCTTCTCGCCCTGCGCCATCAGAGGGGTTTTCGGCTAGCTACTACTCGACCGCCGCCGCGCAATTTGCGTCGTCGCGGTCACTGAGCCCGTCTTCGTCGTTGTCGATACCGTCGTAACACTGCGGCTCCGGCGGTGGCGGCGGTGGCGGAGGCGGCGGAGGTGGTGGTGGTGGTGTTCCATTAGCGACTGTGAACGGGATCACCAGCGAACCCCACAATTGCCCCGTGAACTGCCCTGACGAATACGCCCTCAACATCAAGACGTGCGGCCCATCCGCGAGCCTGGTTGTGTCGATCGCGAGACGCCCGGTAAACGCCCCGGCCTGATCCAGCACGATCATGCCTGGACTCTCCGGGACAGCATGAAAGTGTGGATCAACCGAGGCGAACGACCGATCAACCCTCTCGTCGCCGGCACCCTGGAGAACCCTCACAGGCGGCGTCCAAAGCCCCGAGACGGCCTGGAACGGGAACTCCGACTGAGAGGTAAAGCGCCCGTTGATGTAGCCCTTAACGCTTCCTGAAGCCGTCTCATACCAGCCTCGCCCCTCGGGTGTACTTGTGGCCTGTGTCAGGTTCGTCGAGCAGGAACGAACACAGACCTGCCAGCCGTTCGTCGCCAGGCTCTTCGGCCGCGACACGATCCCAGGACGGATCTCCGAATGAATACGGAGTTCATGCATCCCGGTCGCAAGGTCAGGGACCGTGATCGAGTTGACGAATGTGCAATCAGCCGTATCGCAGACCTGTCTCGGCTCCCTTGTAACGAGCGTGTTCGATGCATCCTGAACACGCACGAACCTGAGCATCCGATTCCCGTCCTGCGCGTTGTGGAGCTTCGAGACGACGTCCAGCTGAAACGATCCCTGGACGATCTGGTAAAGCGGGAAGCACGCCCCGGAATGCACATGCTCAGCCTGTCCGTAGCTGTCGGTTTCGTTGTCGGACCAGCCTGACTGCGACTCGAGAAAGACGCGTGCTTCCGGGTAGCCGGTACAGCTGAACGGGTCAGGGTTTCCGAGAGCCTGCCCCGCAATCAGAAACGGAAACAGCACAGCGACCAGGACTAGCGCCGGTCTCATCCATGTGCTTTTCGGCTAGCTGGGCGTCAAGCTATTCCCCAGCCGGCGCATCAACACCCGCTGGTCACCGTTCTCGCCGCCCAGGTCCATGTCGACGCCCCAGCCCTCCCCTTCGATCCAGCAGGGGTACACGCAGGTAAGCGCGATATGGCCGAGCAGCACCGAGGGGTCACACCAGATCGTGAACCCATGCTCGCGCAGCTTGCGGCAAAACATCAGATCCTCGTTCTGCTTCCCATACGTCTCGAACCACGGGTCGCCGATCTCGTCCAGAACGTGTTTGCGGATCAGCATTCCGGCGGTACCGGCGGCATGAACCTCGAACAAGCCCTGCTCGGGGATCTGCGCCAGCTGGTGGACATCGCCGTTCGAACTCCCATAGAGAACAGGCTCGAAACCGGGCGTTCGTTTCAGACAGTGAGGCACGACCACGTCGACCTTGTGCGCCTCCAATCTCCGGATGATGTCCGGTTCCCAGATGTGGTCGTCGGCGGTCTGCCAAAGCCAGTCGCCTTTCGTGCGGCGGCAGGCCTCGTTGAGGTTACCGGTGACGTCGACACCGCCGAACCAGCCCAACCGAATCTCATCGTTGCGCATATAAGCGAGCATCTGTTGCATCGACTTGACCGACTCGCCAAACCTGGGCGCCGGGTCGCCAGTGAAGAACGCGACCGTCCCGAAGAGTTTCTGGCGCGGAACCTGCTTCGTCGTCACCGCGGATCGATCGCCCGCAGGCGGACCGTCGTCTCTGTCTCCTCGATTCCCACGCGCGCGCCGCAACATGGGCAAGCATCGTTCCTAATCCCGTCAAAGACATGGAAGCGATCGAACATCCGCTGGGCCTCCACCACCGTCAAAGCACGGCGCAAGCTCTCGTTCTCAAACCTCAGCGCTTCCTCTTCGGAAGCCCAGACTGGGACGCTGCTCACCTTCCCACGGCCGCGTCAAAAGCGACCACGGTGCTATGCGCCGTAAACGGAAGGGTGGCATGAGTGTTACGGACACGCAAACGACACCAACGCGCCACGGACGTTATCGACGTATACGAACCAGCAGTCGTGGTGATCGTGTCGGTCTGAAGAGTGGAGGTGCCGCCGTCTCTCGACCAGTCGACCTCGAAAACGTAGGTGCCTCCTGTATTCGTTCGCAGCACATCAAGCGGCGGCGCCTTCTTCTTGATATCGATCCACCCTGACTGATCTTGACCGAGTGCAGCCACAAGCGCCGTGCTGCTCCAGATGTCAACCATTCTCCGGCGCGGCATTTAGCTGCGCTCACGCTCAAGCGGCGGTGCCGGGATCTCTTCGATGTCGTAATGCGCGTCGATCGGCCGGAAATAGGCCGGCACCGCTTCGAGCAGCGGATGGCCTTTCCGTACTCGTGTTTTACCTCGGTAGTAGGGATGATTTTTGCCGTCGATCAACGAGACGCCTGTTTCGATGGCGACGTACATCTCCGGTTCTGGCTTCTTGCGTGGTCTGCCCATAATGCCCTTTCCTAGCTAAGGGTGGGCGAGGGCGCTAGGAACCCTCGCCCGGCTTCGTGGCTCATGTACCCAGCGCCTAGCTGAGCCACCTTTTCTTCGCCTTCTCCTCCCGGTACTTGGCCCCACGCTCACGGGCCTTCTCCGGGTCATCACCGGACAGCTCGGCCTTGGTCGGCTTGCCGACCGCGCGCAGAGCATGCCCGGATGGAGTATCAGCCGCGTCCGAGTCCGCCGGCGGTGGAGTCTTCGCAACGACATCTGCCTCAAGGAGACTCGGCGCAGGATCAGGTTCAGAAGGCGGGAGCACGCTGGCTCCTGGACTGTCGCTTTTGCTCAACGGCATGTGCCTCCTTTCTCCTTTCCTGTTATCCGGTCCTGAGAACCCGGAACGCCGCCGCCGAAGTCACGCCAGCGCCGTTGCGGAACCAGGCGTACAAACCGCGTTGCCCGGTTGGGCGGTTGTTGGTGACATCGAAGAGATGCGGGATCACTTCGATGTTGAGTCCGATCCGGTCGACGATCACGTAGTAACGGAAGTCACCCATGATCACGATCTCCGACCCGGTCGTCAGCACCGCGTCCATCGCCGACGATTCATAGGCCGGGTAACCGAGCACCGTCACCCCATAGCTGCCTGGGGTGGGAACCTGGTTTTGCAGCCCCTGTTGCAGCTGCACACCTTGGTTCCAGACCGCCGCCCCGCCAGCGGTGTCGAAGTGCCGGACCTTCTGCGCGATCGCCCGGTTCATGACCATGCTTGCCATCGGCCTGAACCTCGGCGGCAGCGCCGCCTCGAGCGTGTCCAGGTCGGCGTAAGCAAACGAGGCTGTCCCTGAGGCGGTCGTGATGTTCGTCGCCCCGGTGATGACGCCCTGCGGCTCATTCGTGCCCGAACCCAACGCGAACTTCGTCGCTTCGAGTTCGTCCTTGCCGTCCTGCAACAGCCGCCCCATCTCCGCCTGAAGGCTTGGCCAGTCCATCCCGATCTCAATCGAGAAAGGAATGAACGCCTGCGCCTTCTCGGTCGAGATCGTCGGCTGCGCCAACGTCGGCGCGTTATCCGAAGCCGCCGTCGCCTCAGCCGCATACGCGACCGTGACGCCACCGGAGGAAACGCCACGCCATTCATCGACGGTGATCTGCTCGACCCTGGCGATCGCCCGGAATGGATTCACAGCCAGGTTCGAGGTCGGGATGATCGTCGGATCGAGTTCGAACGGGACAGCGAACCCGCCTGCCGAGCCGGTCAGCGACAACGCTCGCTCCAGCATCTGTGACTGCGAGAGCAAACGCGACTCGTCGGTCGAGAGGGAATTGCCGAACACGTACTTGCCGACCGCCCGCTTGTACGCTGGCGAGCCGGTTAGGACGATCCGCCGCGAAAGCAGACCGTCCTCGGTGTCCTTCTCCTCGACAAGCGCGGATACGTACTCCTGCGATGCCTCGCGAGTTGTCCGCATCGCCCGGCTCGAGGGGAACTTGGCATCATCGATCACCCGTCGTGCCCGCTCACGCAGTTCGTTGCCTTCAACTGAGGGATCACCGAAGTCACGGCGGATGTTGGACAGGTCGTAGATGTTCTCGACCGGCTTGGTGAACTGCACGTCGATCCGTTCGACGTTCTCGGGCTGGTCGGCGATCGCCTTCAGCCGCTCGGTGCGGACGTGCAGCTCGCGGATCGACTCGTCAATGTCATCGATCTCGGTGTTGAGCCGATTCCATTCCTCTTTGGTTTCAGCCGAGAACCGTTTGCCGGCATGTTCTGCGTCGATCTCGTTCAGGCGTTCCTTGCGCTTGGCGCGTTCGTCCTGAAGCTCCTCGAGACCGTGCCTGCTGAACTCGTCGCCCTCGGCCGCTGTGTTCACAGTTGCCACGATGGTTTGTCCTCCTTTCCTTCTAGGTAGTCGTGGCTCGGCTGAGTGCGGCGGCTCTCCGTGCTGGGAGTGGTCGCGGCAGAAGTTTCGGCTTCTGTGTCGTCCGGCTCCTCGGAGAGTGCGGCGGCTCGGTCGAAAAGTTGTCGTAGTCCTTCAGGGGCAGTGATCAGCTGCTCGCCGACGAGCGCAGCGAGCGCGACCTCATCGGTCAATGAGCGCACGCCAGCTGACGCGCCAGCATAGGCCGGGAACGGCGTCGGCCCAAATTCGCGCAACCGCAGTTCCATCACCGTCGATTCCGGCAAACCGCTCGGGTTATGGTCGGACCGCGTCGGCCGCGGATCGAATTCCTCTTTGACGACCCCGAATTTGAATGAGGCGCCATAGAGGCCGGCGCGCAGCCCGGGCAGCAGATCGTGGTTATAGGTCGTGTCCAACAGCGGCACTTCGTAATAGGTGTCACCGCGCAGTTCTTGGATCGGCCCAAGCACTTTGTTGCCGATCGATGGGTCGAGTCCGTGATGGAACAGCACCCTGATGTTGTCGCGGTTCTCCTGGATCGTCTTCTCGAATGCAGTCGGGGAGATCCGCTCCATGAAATGCCCCTCAAGTTTGTTGTTGATCTCGGCCCATTCGCCGAATGAGCCGAAGCGCCCGGTCAGAGTCGGCATTCCGTCGTCGCTGTCACGGAGCGAGGAGGTCCCTGGCCCGATCGCGCGCACAAGATCAGCCTTGCGTTGCCGCGCCTCCATTTCCCCGGAGCGATCTTGTTCCTCGCGCTCGTTCATATCCGGGTTTTCGGCTAGGCGCGCGTCGGGAACATGCACGTACAAGGCAGCCTGCTGTTTCTTCGCTGCTTCCTTCGTTGGATGGCAGCCGTGGAGCTTCCCGGTCTGCTGGTTTTTGACCGCCCACGGCCGACTAGCGGGACATGCCTCGGCGTCCTTGCTCACCGAATACGGCATGTGCAGGTTTTCGGCTAGGCAGGAACTTCGATCTCGGTCGGCTTGCCGTTCTGCGAGCCCGGCTCCTGCAACTGCACACTGAGAAGCCCTGTGTGCTTCAGCCGCTTCAAATCCCCGCTGGTAATCGCGTCCACAACGCTGTCGGTTGAGAACCCAGCCTCAGCCAACGACTTGATCGCCCGCGCTTGCCGTTCCTGCACATCAGCGGCGTCCTTCAGGTCCTCCTGCAACGCCGGAATATCACGGTCGTCATACCAGAGCTCTGATCCGGGCGGAATGTCGATGATCGTCGACAACGAACCAGCCACGTTTCGCCACAGCGGCCGCATCGTCAAGTCGGCGAAGTTCCGCATCGCCTCCGCAAAGTTGCCGGCATTCAATGACGAGCCCTGCAAGCCTTCGGAAAGCCCGACGACCGTGGGTGGAACCCCGGCGGCCGCCGCGATTCGCGTCTCGCCAGCGCCCTGCACGACCTTGAAATCCATCTGCTGGATATTCGCGCCGATCGGGATCGGATCGACAGCGGCACGCATGAACACAGACTTGTATGCGTTCCCCGCACCCTCAGCAGCAGCCCGATATTTGGCCACGAACGAGTCGAACTGATCCTGCGTCATCGACTGCGGATCGATCTTGTAGAACACCGGCGGCACTCCACCCTGCTCAAGAAACTTGATCTTGTGGTCACGCCAGCCGGAATCCGCCATCACCTCACGAACGACCGGGGTCAGCCATGACATGCCGCGGTATTGGGCGAGCGGGTCAGGGATCGGCGCGTAATGCGCCACCTCCTCACGCAGAAAATTCTGCGGCTCCTCGCCAGAGTGCGGTCCACCCGGCCAGTATCGGTAGCCGATCACCTCGGCATCCGGGTCGCTCTCCCCGTCGCCGCCCAAAACGATCCCAACCCAATCCGGCCGCAGCCTCTTCAGCCTATTGCCGCGTCTGACGATCAGCGAGTTGCCGGCGAATGAGACATCCACCTCCATGCGTGCCAGCAGATCCCCGGTTGTCTTTCCTGGCTCGGGCTGCTCGAGCGGCAGCAGCGATTCCCGCCCGAACAACTCACCCGGCCGACCGGAACGCAGCTGCCGAAACTGGAACCTAGCCTCTGAGAACAGCAACAGGCGCTTCAGCACACATGCGAACACAACCCCGTTCGCCTGGTATGCGCCACGCACCAATCCAGGGAAGCCATTGCCGATCTCCTCCAGCTTCTCGGTCGGATAGCTGACGCCGCCCAGCAGCGGATATTGATGCGACAGGTACGTGAAATACTCGACATATTCGTCAAGCGACAGCGACGAACGCTCCAAGCGTTTCGAGTTGACGATGTTCAGCGGGCCGAGCCGCATAACCACAAGGGTTTTCGGCTAGCTAGACGAACGTAAACGACGCCTCGCCCTGCTTCAAGTCAACCGCGGCCGACGTATGCACCATCGCCGCCGCCGTCAACCGGTCGATCACCCGCTGCTTCTGCTTCACAGCATCCTGACGCGACAGCGACGGCCGGTCGAACCGCAAGTCCCCATACGTCGCTGGCCGCGCCACAGCGTTTAGCACATGCCGGGTAAGCAACTGATCGCCCGTATGGTGCAGCCAACCCTGCCTGAGAGCCTCCATGAACCGCTCGTAATCCTCACAGTGGAACTTATTCGACTGACCGCGATCAATAAGTTCCGCTGAGCTGAATTCATCTTCGATCCAAGCAGCAATGTCATACGCATTCGAGATATCAATGACGAACCTGCGGATTGGATTGCGAGCGTGGATCTTCACAACCGCGTGCTTGATCTGATCGGGATGCAAGCTATTGCCGTTCTGGGGCGGTACCAGCGTCACACCCTGGTCAAACAACCGATAGTCAGCATCCCTGCACCACAACGGTTGAATCGCGGTCGTATCGGCCTTCCAGCCGAAATCGATCCCAACATCGACTGGCTCCCCCTCGGGGATCTCGTCATCGACCTGCGCAGAGAACCACTCGTCCTCGGTGATCGCCGCCAACTCGCTCCGGGTAGGAAGGTTGCAGGTCAGCCGGCGCCAATGCTGAAGATTCCAATCGGGCGATTCCCGCTCCTCCCGCAAAACAGACACCGTGACCGCGCTGAGCGGATTCGCCTTCGCGACAAGCTCCAGATCGTCCGCGTCACCATCCTCAGGGACAGACCAATCATGCAAAACGAAACTCGCCCCTCGAGCCCTCGTAAACGTCTCCTCCCGCTCCAACTCGTCCGCCATCTGCCGCATCCGCTCACGCTGTTCCTCAAACTCGCCTCCCGGCTCCCCCGCCGTCGAAATCACGATCAACTGGCCCCGCCGCTTCTTCAACTTCCCACGCCACGTCCGGTAGAGCTCCAAATCCTTATGGCGATGCAACTCGTCGACAATGCAGCCCGTCGGAATGATCCCATCACCAGTATTCGCATCAGCCGAGAACACCTGCATCGTCGAATTCATCTCCTTGCAAAGAATCCGCCGATATCCGCTCAAACAACGAAACGTCCCCTCAAGCCCCGAACGAACCACAAAACCAACCGCCTGCCCATACAACACCATCGCCTGATCCCGCGTCGCCGCCGCCACCGCCAACGACGCAAACCGCGTATAGGCAATGTGATAGAGCGCCAACCCTCCAACCAGCGTCGTCTTCCCGTTCCCCTGCGGGATCACCAGCCACGAAACCGGCTTCCCCGTGAACAAGTCTTCAACGAACGCCTCCTGAAACGGCTCCAGCCGCCACGGTTCACCATTGTCAAGCTCCAGCCTCAGCACCCACTCACGAAAATGCTGGAGCGTAAACGGCTCAGCCGACACGCTCCTCCCTCAGCTCGATCGGCGGCCCCCACGTATATTCCGCGCTCGGCCGCACCGCAGCCTCAACCCGCCCGTCCCCATAAACACGCACCAGCAGAGACCTCCGCGCATCCACATACAATCGGTATGAATATTCATCCACATGCATATCCGGTGCATAGGCTCTGGCGGTAGGTTGACCCGACTTCAAACGCATAAACCGCCACACCTGTCCAGGCGTCTCCAACCGCCTGAAACCCGCATGGTTAAGCCATAAACCGGCGATACTGCGGGTGATACTACCGGCCGGTATTTCTCCCGAATCTTTGGCGTCGTGGGTCATAGTGATACCGCCCGTGATACTGCCCTCCCCCCATTGATAGTTGAATAGTTATGCAGACTGGTGTATAGAGCCGTGTGGATATTCATTGTGGCTGCATAGTCGGTTTGGCTCCTCGGCTGCTGTTGCAGCGTCGGCAGAGGACTTGGTAGTTCGAGTGCATGTTCTGTCCTCCTTGGCTTCGGGGTGTGATGTGATCAGCGGTCAGGTCTTCCGTTGCTCCACATTCTGAGCACCATGGCTGGGTTTTGGTCGCTTGCGTGGCTAGTCGTTGGTGGTCTGCGCCTAGTCCTCGAGCGGTTGTTTTGGATCGTTGGCGGTGTCGTTCTTTGTCTCGTTTGCATTCGGGGCAAGCTGCGCCTTGGTAGTGACCATGCCGGGTGCATAGGTGCAGCCTCATTTAAACTTACTCATGCTGCTGTTCGATTTCATGCCGCAGCTTTGTCATCCACGTGTCGACCGTTGCGGCGGTAACTTCGAAGTGCCGGGCGATCTCCCGGCGTGAGAATCCGTAGGAGATCCGCATCGCTATCTCTCTCGCTGTCCAGATCGATTGTGGGCTGAGGGATTCCCAGTTGATCGTTGTCAAGGCTGAGTAGTTGTGGTTGTGGCCGTTCGTATTTGCGGTCTGCGAAGCTGTAGCGGGTGCGTCCGTATTCTTGTCTGAACCAGTCGGTGATGCGGAGTCTGAGGTTGGTGGTTGCCCAGCCGGTGAACGAGGTTGTTGAGCCGCGGCCTGGTTCATAGCGGAGTGAGAGTTCCCAGGCTGTGGCGATCAGGAAGGCGAGGAGGTCGTCGCGTTGGTGGGGTCGGAGGTCGAGGCCGGCTTTGGCGATGATCGCTTGGCACATTGCTTCGATGTCGCCGCAGTCGTGGAGAGCCAGCTTGCCTTGCAGCATTGGCTTGGAGGGTAACGAGGCGGTCGGCTAATTCGCTCATTGGTTGGTGATTATCCCTTTGAGGTAAGTACGAAAACGGCTTGGTTGAGCGCCAAACGCGTCCGCCTCGCGCCGCGGTTTGGGTTCCGCCGCTGTCACTAGGCAGCGATTCTAGTTTTCGGGCTCTTCCTCGTTGTCTCTCGGGACGAACTTGCGCAGGTCGCGCATGAAGTCCTCGCGGGTGAAGTCCTCGTCCGGCTGAACCTCAGGCTCCACCGGTTCCGGCTCGTCGTCCGTCGGTTCCGGCTTACGGCCAGTGACCAGCCGCCAGAGCGTCATTCCGTCCACGCCGTAGAGGGTAGCGGTTCGTCTCGATTCTGCTGCTGGTCCTGACGCTCCCTGCGCTGGTCTGGGCGGGGTGGCACATGTTTCCGCCCGAACCGATCAACCCTCAGCCTGACGCGGGCTACCTCGACACGATTCTTCGCAACCGATATGTCGTGTTCGCGATACGGCTCGTCCTCGCGTCGTTCGCTGCGATCCTTCTCTTCGCAGGGCTTTACCTCATCGGCTCTATCGCTCACCGGATCGTGAGCGGACACTGGTTGCGTCGGGTTGGTTGGTTCGAAGCTGAGACAGAGGACGTGGAGGCTCAGCTGGAACGTGCCCTTGCGCCACGAGACGAAGCCCTACAGCAAGCAGCAGAGACGATCGGGGAGCTGGCGGGGCACCTGGAGTCATCGAATGAAGAAATCGAGGCACTTCGACGCGAAAACGAGGAGCTTCGCGCCAAGGTTCAGGATCGCTAGGGCGAGGGAACCCTGGACTTGATATGGCCTCCGGCTCCGCCGATACTGTCTCTGCCGGTACTCTCCCGGCAGGATGACTGTCACCGCAGCAGAAAGGGATCGCGTGGACGAGAATCGGACTCGTCTAGATCGGCTGGTGGAGGAAAACCGCCGCGCGATTGAGGCTGCTCGTGAAGCCCAGGAGCGTCAGGAGCGCTCGATTCGTGAGGCTGAGCGTGCGGAGCAAGAGCTTCGCCGCACTCTGCGTCGTTCCGCTTAGTCGGCGGCCCGCTCGATCAGCGAGCGAAACATCGGCTGTTCGTCCAGCCGGTGATTCATGCGGAAGCTGAACTCGTCAAGGTAGCTCTGCAAGTGTTTGCGGCTGACGCCCTTGTAGACGCCGCGCAGCGAACCCTTCACGAGCGAGAAGTAGTTTTCGATGGTGTTGGTGTGTACGTCGCCCTCGACGTAGACCGGGGTGCCGTATCGCTGCTTGCCGTGCTTGATCATGCGGTGGTCGTAGCCGTACCTGCCCAGCGCACGGTAGGGCGCGAACTCGTCGGTGTAGACGATGCTGCCGGGAAGCACCTGTAGCCGAATCTCGTCCACGGCCAACTTGCCGACCGGCCCTTCGAGGACGCGAGCGTGGACGCGACCGCCGCGCTGCCTGATCGCGAACACAGGCACCTTCTTGCTCTGTGTCGGCGATGGCCGGCCTCTTGTGGCCTTGCCCTTGTAGCGGTGCTTGCCGCCCACATATGTCTCATCGGCCTCCACAGGGCCGCTAAGCGGTTCCGGGGCTTCGTCCATCAGGAAGTACCGGATCTTCTGGAACATGCGGAACGCGGTCTTATAGTGGACGCCAAGCTCGCGCTCTAGCTGCTTCGCGCTGACGCAGCAGCGGGTCTGGCTCATGAGGAAGATCGCGTAGAACCACAGGTGCAGTGACGTGGACGAGCGTTCGAAGATCGTTCCCTTCATCGGGTGGACGTGCAGGCCGCAGTGGTCGCAGGTGTACGACGCCCTGGTCTTACAGCGGTGGAACTTCCGTTCCTGATCGCACTTGGCGCAGTGGGCATGGCTGCCGTTAGAGCTGTGACGTTCGCGCCAGAGCCAGTCCAGGCAGGCTGCGTCGTCGGGGAACTCCCGTAGGAACTCCATGAGCGTGTAGTTGGAGTCCGACGAGGCGGATAGCTTGGGTTCGTTGCGGTTTGATGCGCTCATTTGGACCTGTCGTCTACGATTAGAGGAAGATGCGCAGGGAGGGGACCGCTGGGCATAACGGTCCCCATCCCCGGTACTACGCTTGCCGTGCCCCAAGCACGGTGCCCCGCGTAGTTCTCAGTCATTGTTTCTGCGCTGCGGTAACGAGCGAGTACGTGTTGTCCTCGTGCTTGACGACCTTGCCGGTCTTGACTAGCTCGCGGAGCCGGTTGGTCATTTGGGTGCGAGCGTGGGGGCCGGTCGGAGCCTGGCCAAGCTCAACGAGAAGCGCGAACAGATCGCCGGTAGTCCAGCGGTCGTCTTCTTTCCCAGCCATGTGGAAAAGGATGCGCTCCGCGAGAGGCAGCTTCCGGCCGTCGGCGGCGACCGACCCCTCGTCGTCGCCTACGTCGCCCTGCGCGTAGGGGAGAACAGCGCGGAGGGTCGCTTCGCGTGTTCCTAGTTCGGCCCGCTCTCGTTCGATCTCGCGTAGCGCCGCCAGAATGTCGCGCTTCGACAAGCGGCTTAGGTGTTGGAACACGGCGTGATCTTCCATGCCAGGAACCCTAGCAGGTTCAAACAGAGTTGGCAAACAAAAGTTTGTCGCACTCTGCTCCGCGAGATCAGCCGCCCACTCTGTCAGACGCATGCTTTACCTACCTCGATGGGATAGCCCCGCATTGGTTTAGCTTCCGCGCTTCCTGCTCGCTGATCGTTTCAGGTGGCGGGTCGATGTCCAAACGTCGCCAATGCTGAAACCGATGACTGTGCCTGTGAGTTCGTTGCCTTGCGTGTCTTTGACCGTGACGACTGAACCAACTCGTAGCTGCCCTTGTTGTGTGACATCGCGAAGATTGAGCATGGCCGCATATTCGATGTTGTCGTGGCTTTGTTTGCTCGGTTCGGTCATCGGCTCAGTCCTTCCATGGGCTGCTTAGCGATCTGGACTTCCTTCGAGTGCTTCAGTTGAAGCCTTGCTCCTTCAAGTGGCCCGCTGACGACTCGGGCGAATGTCGTGCGGCGGGCTTGCCGTTCGACCTCGAGTTCGTATCCGAGCCAGATGCAGCGATGTCGTGGTTGAACATGGCGGATCGGGATCATTTCGCTCATCGACTGCTCATTCCTCATCTGCCTTCTTTCCGGGCTTCCTGCTCGCTAGCCCGTGGGCTTCGTCGTACAAGTCGCGGAGTGTTTTGCCTTCCCGCAGTGTCTTCAGCACCCGTTCTGGCACTGGCCCAGGCTTGTCGTAGAGGTGCCCGTTTTCAGCGGCCCATTCAAGGAGTTCGTCGGTGGAGATGCTATCGCTTGGTCGTTTCATCGCTTCGCTCATCGGCTGCTCATTCTGACACCGCCTGGGCGAGCTCGTCGGCTGGCTCGGGTTCGGGCATGGGGAGGTCGCGTTCGTTCGGCGGGGAGAGCGGTGGGCTGGTGGGTTGGCCGGCGGATTGTCTGAGTAGTCGGTGGCGGTGGCAGAGCTCGAGCTTGGCGAGTGTCCAGCGGTGCGGATGGATGCGAGGATCGGAGTGGAAGTTGGGGTCGGTGCAGTCGCCGCATGGTCCGGGGCCAAGATCAGCAGCTCCGAGTTCGTCTTCGCCTGTGTGCTGGTCGATCCATCTGGCGAGTTCAGTAAGGCCGAGAGTGCGGAGTTCTGGGGTGAAGTTGTCGAGCGGGTCGTCATGCATGTTGCCGCTCGCGTTCGGCGACGATCTGATCGTGGATCGCTTCGAGGCCGCTTAGTTCCGCGTCGTCGGTGACGCCGAAGTCGTGTTCGATGCGGTAGCGCCAGTCGTCTTGTTGCCAGCCGGCGTCGCGTAGCCAGCGGGCGGCGGCGTCGTATTGCTCGAGGCCGAGACGTTCGGGGGTTGGGGCTGAGAGGTTCGTGCCCTTTTCGCGTTTCGGGGTTTCTGGCTCACGGTCACTCGGCGGCGGCGTAGCCCTCAAGGCGGAGTCGTCCGCCGGGTCCCCTTCCCCTACGCTTGACGCTTCGGGGGAAGGGGTAGGGGTGGTGCGCGTGCCCGCGCGCGCGTACGGAGAGCGTCCTGATTCCTGTTCGGACGTAGGTTCGGACGCTAGTGGCAACGTTCGTTCTGACGTGCGTTGGGACGCTCGTGTTTTCTCGTATTCCTTCACCTTCTCGGGCTCGGTTCCGTCAAGCAACCACTCGTGTCGATCGGCTAGGTAAGAGCGGATCGTGCCGGAGTCGATTTCGCGGAACTGTCGGCGCGCGGCAATGATGAGATTCGGCATATTCCAGGGCTGGTCGTGTTTAACAAATGTACGAACGAGAAGTTCATCTGTCTCGCGGTCGACGATCACGTACCAGGCCTGCTCGAGTTCATGGATCGCTTGTTCGGCGCGTTCAATGGTGAGGTCGGAGGCGAGTTTCGCCCACTTCTTCGGTGTGTATGGAACGGTGCCGCACATGCTGATCTGCGGCTGAGAGACGAGCATTTCGTAGGTCCATTGGGCGTCGAGGGAAAGCCGTCGCCAGTCCGAGCCGGCTTCCCAAACTTCGACCTTGATGCGTCCATGCGTCCGCGCCATCTAGGCCAACTCCTCGCCATGCTCGAGAAGCGCTGTGACCTTGTCGTGGATCGCGTCATCAGCGGGAAGGGTGTTGACTGCAGCAACACCACGGAAGCGCGCAATCGCCTCGGCGAGATCGAGCGCGTCCCCGCGAGTGATCGACCGTTCCAGATCAACGATGAGGACGCCGACGTCTACGACCTTCGATCCCGATACGGGATGCGGTTCATTCGGCATGAGAATGCCTCCCTCGATTGTCGGTTCCTAAGCCGACAACAACTCTAGCGGAACACCGGGGAGGAGATACGGCGGCCGGACGCTCACGCGGCTTAGGAACCACGGGAGGCGCGACCCGGCCGCCGCGGGTGGGCATGTTGACAGATTCGCCGGCTACGCGGTAGAGGTCGCAGCCGTCGGGTCCTCCGGGGATCCAGCCGGTCACGCGGTCGCCTGCGCTTTCAGGTGCTGGATCAGCTGGTGGCCGATCAGTTCGGTGAAATCAGGATGGACTGCCTGGGTCGCCGATTTGCGGTCGGCCCAGGGCATCCCCATCGCCTCAAGAACTTGTGCTTCGTTGTCGGCCTTGCGGCCTCGTACCTGGCCCTTGCTCGAGCCTTCACCGTAGACACCGACTGGTTGGCCTTGCTGTCCGTGGGCGCACGGGGGGACGATCAACGGCCAGTTCGTCTCGAAGAGCCTATGCCGGCGGATCTTCAATCCGAGGCTCGAACCGCAGATCGTGACCGGAGCGCGTAGTGGGGCTCCGGGAACGTTCTCGATTACATAGGGGAGTCCGGTTGCTTCAAGGAGCCGGCGCGTGTGCCCGATCAAGTCACGATGCCGCGTCTTGTCGCGGGTGGCGACGCTGTACGCCTGGCAAGGCGGACTCGCGTGGATAGCATCGAAACCTGCTGCCCAGCCTGATTCCCAGCGTTCCGGGAGCGAGAAGACGTCGGCTTGGACGAAGTCGAAGGGGTATAGCGGTTGTATGGTGCAGTCGACTCCGACGATGGTGAACCCGGCGCGTGCGTAGCCGACCGCACTCCCGCCCGCGCCAGCAAAGAGGTCAAGCATTCGAGGTTTCACGCTGCTCCTTCGTCGTCTAGCTCGAGCGTGGCCGGGAAGATCACGCCGGCTCGTTTGGCGATCCGCACGAATTCGGCGAAGTCGAGTGTGGCGGTGGGCCTCCTGTCGTTGTGGCCGGCGACGACGACGAGCCAGGGGAGCCCTTCTTGTTTTGATTGTTGTCTTGCTTGGAGCACCCATTTGGCGAGCACGGGTGGGCCTGGGCGGGATGATCTCTTCACTTGCACCGCGAACCGGACATCGATGCAGTCGCTCATGGATCGTCCGGTTGGGCCTCTGCGTTCTCCGCCGAGTGCTCGGCAGACGCGGGATTCAAGGCGCTTCCAGGCGGTCATCCGACGTTCCAGTTCCCTTCATCGACTGGCCACACCAAAGCGATTGGCCCAAGCAATAACTCTGCGAATGGTCCCCAGTGTGAACGGCGCACGTAGTAGAACCGCCGCTGCCATGGCCAGCCGCCCCACCAGATCATTCGCATTGCTGCTGCACCTTCTTTGGAATCCATATGGCGAACAGATTGCAGTTCGGACACCGAGTCTGCATATGCGTCTTTGCCTTCTTCTCCGCCCATTCGTGCCAGGTCACGTATCCCTTGGGGGCAGCCGTATGTTTGCATTCGTTCTTTTTGGTCACAGCAGTGTTCTCCAGCGTCCGCCGACCCTGACCCAGCAGCGCACCCACAGCCGGAATGTAGGTAGACGGAACCTCACGCAGTCACCTTCTTCCGGCGGCGCGCCGCATTTTCGGTGAATCCGCCGGCTCGTCTTGGTGTGAATCCGGCGGCCTCAAGCGCCTTATTCCAGCTGTTGAATCTTCGGAATACCGACCAAAATGGTGGCCAGTATGCGGCCGCCTGTTCATACCGTCGGGCGCGGGCCTCATCGTGATATTCGTGGCGAGCCTGCCAAGGATTCCAGTCAGTCACTGCGGGTGGTTCGCCATGAATATGCACCCATTCTTGAATGCGCGAAATGATCAGGGCATCAGTCCATTTCTGCAGCGCCATTCCCTGGACGAAATGCCCGCACGGCTCGCAGCGCTTCCCTTCCCGGTCGATTGGTGCCCCGCAGTCGATGCAGTCGTTGCCTCTCCAGTGATTCCGCACCGTCGATGGATTCAGCCCGAGCAGGTAGCCGATCTGGTCGGCGGTTTTTCTTTCGGCGCGGAGCCTGCGGATTCGTTTGCGGACTCCGGGGGTGACGCGGGGGCCGTGGTAGCTCATGTGCGGCCTTTGCGGTTCCGATGCTGGGCGCGCGGGATGCTCATCGGGGTGGAGGACCTGGGTGCTTCTAGCCGTTGGAATTGGTTGCAGGGGCATTTGGGGATCAGGCAGCAGCCGGAGTGGGATTCGCGTAGGTGCCCGCAGCGGCAACGATGGAGGCGGCTCAATAGGGCACCTCGTTCGTTTGTGAGCTTTCGCGTGGGTCTCTGAGCACGTAGCGGCCGTCCTTGCGCCGACGTTTGACCAGCTGCCCGAGCGCTTTACTCCGGAGCACAGCGGCCCCGTCTTGTTTACACCAATTGCATCGTTCCCCAGCCGGATGCCCGGCGGCCGTCCTTTGGGCGTGCAGATACGCTCCGATCTCGGCTGGGTCGACGCCGTCTGGGCCGGAATCCCGCACGCAATCCAGTACGAGCCTTTGCCGACTGGTCAGGCGGGGCTCTAGCCGGAAAAGCCGATCAGCCATTTGCCGCCTCGCTGTCTTGGGAAGCAAGAGCAACATCAACGCGGGCAAGGACGCTCTCGGCTGTTTCGGCTCGCCAATCGCGTGCAGGATGCCCTGGCGGGTAGATTCGGCCGAAGACATAGGGCCGCGCTTCCCGCAGCGCTTCTTCGAGTTCCACCCGGCGACGCTCCAAGGCTTGAAGGCTCCGCAGGAATTCTGTTCGCCCTCCCAGGACGGGAGCGCCGCACTGTTCACACCACGGGCCGTGGCGATTCCATGAGTCGCTGATTAGCCGCGCTTCTCGTTCACGGTCTGTCATGCCGACACCTCCACATGATTTAGGGCCTCATCGCCCCAGGTGTCCCAGCCGCTCGCCAATTTCGCCAAAACGTTTCGTCGTCGCAGTAGCCATGTCCGCCATCCTGGGCAAAGCGAATATCACCTTTGCCTACTCCGAAACGGCCGTAGCCGTTAGGTTGTCGATAGCCGAGCCACTCCCAGCAGCCGCTCTCAGTTGCCAACACCTTCTCAGCAAAGCGTTCCTCAGTAGGACGCGAGACGCGTTCGTAAACGCCGCGCGGCATCAGCGACACACCCATTCATTGCCGCGAAGGTGAGCGTGCATATAGCTGGCGGCAAGCGCTTGAGCGAACGGGTCCCAAATCGAGTGTCTCCCGAATGGTGTCGATCGCCAAGTGCTCGGTAGAAACTGGAACAACCCTGACGCGCCGCTCGAACGATTCCGCGCGAATGGCCACAAATGGCTCTCACATTCGGCCTTCCGCAGCAGCGTCGAATACGACTGCCCATAGGCAGTCGCGGCGACAGCGATGATCCGATGAACGGATGGATGATGCGCGACGGCTCTCTGGAGTTCCAGCTTCTTCGCTCGCAACCTGCGCTCGTTCCGCTCCGCCCGGTTCACCTGCCGCCTCACCACCCGCTCGAGTCGGTCGGCGTACAAGCGGGCGCGACGCAGGTCATGCTCTACAACCGCCAGCTGCCGCACCTGAACGGCCGGCTGGTCGTCGCCTGGGGTGGCTGCAATAGCAGTCACCGCAGAGGCTGTGAGCGCGGCGGCGAGAGCAAACACGCGGATCACGAAACAAGTCCAAGGTCGACGTGCTGGAATGCTTCATCGCCCCAGGTATCCCAGCCAAGGCGTTGCGTCCGGGCGAATAGCTCAAGACGCGGCCCATCCGTGATCTGCTCGATTAGTTCATAGAACCCAGGTGGCTTCGCGCTGTGGACCTTCTGTGGTACTCCAGCGGGGCCATATTCATAGACCTGCTTCCAGAACCAAACACCGAGATAGTCCTCATGCTCGATCCTCGGATTACCGCGCTTGGCGACAAGGACCGGTTCGTGGTCATTCCCGAACGGCGGCGCTCCTGTGCCTGCATTCGGCAGACCCCAGATGATCTCGCCGCAAGGTGAAAAGTCCCAGGCTCGCGCCACCTTGTAGGCCGCGCCGTTGCGGAAGCTACGCCGCGTCGACCACAGGAACAGCGCACAGTCGGCATCCATGACTGACGGGACATGGACGGACATGATCTGCCAGTAACTCATTGGCTCGTAGGGAAGCTCAGTTACGTTCTTGCGGCGGCCTCCCTTGCCGATACTCGTGGAGACATCCGGCCACGGCGGATCGGCGATGATCGTCCGGTACTTCTTCATAGAAGACCACCGCTCCGGTCGGATCTAGAGAAAAGGGCGCTCCGGCCGCATACACCGGTTCCAGGCCGCTGCGCTGTTACAAGCTCTACGCTGTCGTTGCCACAAGCTTGAGATTGTGGATTTAGATGGCCTGGAAACGCGTCGTGTTCCAGGGTTTTATGTTCTGTAACTTGTAAAGGCAGGTTCCCCGGTTCGAGTCCGGGCGTCGGCTTCCCTCGCTCAACCAAGCCGCTCAGCCACCTTCTTGTAAAGGCGTTCCCCACCACCAGCGAACGTCCACGCAGGCCACTGGCCCATGTCCACTGCCGGCATCGCGATGTCTTCTCGGAGCCAGTCGATGAAGTCACGCAAGCCAGCAGTCGCCGGGTCGAACCATTCTCCACGCAGTCGTCCACCCGCGAAGTGCTTATGCAACAGGCGCTCCAGCTTCGGCGCACCGGGGACATAGGTCAGAAGCCAAAGCACCTCAGCATTCGCGTGCTGCATCAGCGTGAGGCGACGAGGCACGTCCTGGGCGATACCGATCTTGATAGGTCCATCGTTCCCGGCTTGAATGAAGTAGACGAACTTCATGCCGACTCGCGATCTCGCTCCATCTTCTCAATCGCCTCACGCGCGTCATCGACTTGAAGCCATCCATACTCATCGACGGTCGTGCGGATCGACGTGTGCCCCATGATCTTTTGAGCCCGCTCCGCCCCTGACCGGCGGGTGACTTCGTTGCCAAGCGTGTGCCGCGCTGTATGCCCGGAGCGGTAGGAGACTCGCGCCCGCTTCAGACAGCCTCTCCACCAGTACCAATAGGCCGAGTGCGATAGCTCACGTTCGGGCTTGACCCAAGTGATCCCGTAGGGGCCGACGCCGAATGGGTAGAGCAGATGGTCGGTCGGCTCCGGGGTGCGCTCGAGCCGCGGCAGTGGCGTCTGCATGAAGAACCGGAACGCCTTGACGAGGCGGCCGTCGGCGGCGATCGGGACGACGCGCGAACGGTCGCCTTTGCCGTGGCGGACGATCAGCCAGTTCTGTACCGGGTCGATGTCTTCGACGCAGAGTGCGAGGAGCTCGGCGCGGCGGATGCCGGCGTCGAGGAGGATCGTGATGCAGAGCCGGTCGCGATATTCGATTGCCTTGCCGCGGATCGCCTCGGGGCCATTCGAGATCAGCCGCGCCTGCTCGGCATCGCTGAACAGGTGGCGGACCTTGCGCGGCTGCTTCTTCGGGTAGGGGATCAGGTCGGCGACGTTGCGGTCGATTCGTTCCTCGCGGTAGAGCCATTTGAAGAACGAGCGGATTGCGCCCATCACTTTGCGCCTTGAGGCGGGCGGGTAGGTGTCGCGGATCTGCCGCAGGTCGTCTTTCTCGAGGTCGCCGGCTGTCTTGTGCGGGAAGGTGACGGCGATCCGGGCGAGGATGCGTTCATAGGCGTCGGCGGTCTCGGGGGAGCCGCCGCGTTCGTTGAGGAGCGCCCGGAGGTAATCGGCGATGTCTGGGCCGAGCGGGGTGCTGAGGTAGCGCCTGTCGAGCATGGGCTCGGCGAGAATCTCACTCCACTCGCGGGCGGTCAAAAGCTGCTGGGCGAATCCACTCACGGCTCGATCCTTCGCATGACGAGATCCCACTGGCCGTCCTCGCGCTGCTCGAACCGAAACTGGACGGTAGGCGACCATTCGTCGGGTGGCTTGTAGCCCCATTCTTCGAGGAAGATGTCGGAGACCTTGAACGTGAGCTCCCACACGTCTACGGGGCCGACGCTGGAAGCGAACTGACGCTCACCCATAGATCACTCGTCCGCGTTGTCTGCGTTCTCTTCTGGCGATGAGTGCGCCGATGCGGAGTCCGATGGCGAAGGAGAACAGCCCATAGGCGAGAATGGCGGCAGCGATGAGAAGCGCGTAGCCAATCATGGGAGCGCCTGCCAATCCCGCCAAAGATCGATGATTGGCGTATGGTCACGGTCGCACCAGGGACACCAGGCGATGGGTCGCTCGATAGCCAGATAGATCACATGTCCACATGCAAGGGTGGCTCGTAGTGAGCGGGTCGCAGATGGACCTCCACGCGTGCGCTGCTCTTGCTCCAAGACGCGCCTGCGATTCGGAGTCACCGAGCTCATTCCGGCACTGCTTTCAGGTGCCGTGGCCGCAGCATCTCCCTGGTCGCTTCGCGCAACGGCTCGTCCAGCTGGTCGGCTGCGAGGTCCACCAGTGTGTCGGAGAGTTCTTTGGCGGCGAGGTTCCATTGCAGCGCGTAGGTGCCGAGCCGGAGGGCTTCCAGTG